TAGTAGTATTAATAAGAGTAATAAGGAATATGTAGTAGCTTCACTAGTAGTTATGCTAGTTAGCTATATTATTTAATAGGAAGTAGTGAGTTTTATAGTAGTGATATATATAATGATTTGTGGGTTATTCTGATACACACACTCTGTAACACACACATTATTAATTGTTTACACCAATAAATTAAAGTTTTTTATAGGTAATTGTGTGTACAAGCAATAGCTGGGGAGCAGTAGAGAAAAAAGCTGCGGAGCAGTGTAGAAACATATAATATTCTACATATTTCACTCATTCTGCTACTAAATAAGCAATAAATAAAAAAAACTCTATTTTGTAAATAGCTGATAATCAGACACTGAGTCTCATTTTTATATAAGGGGAAAACACTTTCTTCTATATAGGAAATGATTCATTCTGCTATATAGTAATAAAATAAAAAAGGGTGTTATTTCACACCCCTGATTCTTTATTAATCTGTTCTGCCAAATCTTCTTTAAATCTTCTATGTAGTCTTATTATTTCTAATTGACAATTATAAAATTGATTTTCAATAGTACATTTTGGAAAATACATAGCTTGTTCCTCTGTTAATGTTATATCCTTACTTTCTATTACATCTAATGCTTTCATAAGTTCATTATTGTATTCTATTCTTTTTTCTAATTGATATTCAGTGAGTGTATGAAGTATTGCACGTAGGTTTATAATTGAATGTTCTTTCATTGTTTTTTGTGTTAAATTGTTAATTAAAGGGTGCTATTACACACCCTGATTAAATAGTACTACTGCTTTATCTTTATACTGCTAAATGCATCTCAAAGAATGGTTTTAACGTTTCTGAGCATATTACTTCTTATCTATAGTTGAAGCAATACTCTAGGTATGATACAGCCTAATGGCCAATATTCATTTTCTTTGAGTATATTTAGTATAAAGGACAGTAGTACTAAATGTTATTAAAAAAAAGCTTGCCATTGACAACAAGCTTATCTAGTTTAAGGGTATGAATTACTCAAGGTCAATGTTAAACCCTTATATTTAAAAAGGAAGTTTTACAGCTCCATCATTCCAATAGCCTAAGGCTACAAACTTTTTATCACCTCTGGTTACAGTTATGATATCAAAGCCATCAACATCTCTTGCTATTAATTGTATAGCATCCCAATGTAATACATCAAGACACTTTGTAGTTAGTGTTTCTGATTCTGTATTAACTAAAAAAATTAGTTGAATAGGTTCTTGTTCTAATAGGTTTATTACTTTTGGCATTTCTTTCTTTATTTAAATTGTTAATAAAAGGGAGAGCTTTTACACTCTCCCATTTAGTATTGTTATGTAGTACGAACCCATTTAAGTGATGTAGGCTCATTAGTACGTTGGTCAATGATGAATTCCTCAGATAAGGTCATACCTTCCACTTCAGTGTTTTTAACCAATGAAGAGAAGAATTGAATGTCCTCATGGTTTTCATCATGTACCACGTCTTTAGTTTCAGCATCACGTACATAGAATACACCATAAGTTAATGGTCCATCAGTATTGGCAGACTTAACACCAATAGTACGTTCAGTAACCTCACCCGTTTCAGGGTTAGTGATTTTGATTGTCTTGGTTGATTCAGTTACAACACTTGGACGATCTGTGAATACAAAGCTAATTTTACCATTAGCAGAAACATTTTTTTTGTTAAAGAATAAACTTTTCATTTTGATTTATATAGTTAATTTAATTTTGTAGCAGTGCTTGTGGAGACTGCATTTATCCGACAAAAAATAGCTTGGGAGCAGTAGTGTACAACCAAGCTGTAGAGTAGTATAGAAATACTTATATTTCCCACACACAAAAACATTGCCTTGTTATTTGACATTTTGTTTTTGCTATCACCTAACCATAGGGGGTATAGGTATCTCAAAAAATTGTTGGGGATTAGTTTTGTTATACCCAACGCCAATGCAATACATGGATAATTACCAATACCATTATGTGAGTGTTTATTTGCATGGGCTAGGTGTACCAGGGGGATGTTGTTTTTCGATATGTATACCGGGGATATAGTTCTTGATAAGAAGAAAAAAAAATTGTATATTATTGTAGTAGAGAATATGAATTTTGAAGATAACAACGGAATGCCTATTCCTCCTATTGGAGGATTAGATAACATTGAAGAAGTAGAAAATATGATTATAGATATTGCATTTGAAAATTCATATTTGATGTTGACTAAAAGAAAGACATTTGATGAATTGTTAAAACAAGAATATGAAGAGTTTCTTTTAGAAGATTATAACATAGGTTTATTTGCACATGATCCTCTTGAAGATGTAAACGATAAAATCGTAGAATTGATGGTTGAACACTTTGAAGAAAAAGAAGAATATGAAAAATGTTTTGAAATTAAAAAAGTTATGCAAAGTAAATTAATAGATCAAATACTTAAATTAAAATTGGATGATGATAATGGATCCAATAAAATTGAAATTCAAAAACTACAGCAACAACTTGATGAAGACAAGAGTAAAAGCTCCGAATAACCATTACTGGGTTAAGCTTGGAGAGAACAGTTATAAACTGGTCGAACACAATAGTGTTTATAAAGCTAAGAAAGGAATTAGTCAATACGCATTGTTCGACACAGAGAAAAAAATAATATGACGTTAAGAAAAACAACTAAGAAAAAAAGTACGGTAAATGCATCGGGTAATTATACGAAGCCTACAATGCGTAAAAGATTATTTAATTCTATTAAAGCTGGTGGAAAAGGTGGAGCACCTGGACAGTGGTCTGCACGTAAAGCTCAAATGTTAGCTAAGCGTTATAAAGCTGCTGGTGGAGGATATAAAAGTAAAAAGAAATAGTAATGAAAGCTAAAAAAACTAAAGCAGCAAAGCCAATGGCTAAAAGTGTCTATAAAAAAGGTGGATCTACAAAAACTAAAAGACAAAAGAGTTTAGATAGATGGACCAAACAAAAATGGAGAACTGCTTCTGGTAAAAAGTCTTCTGAAACTGGTGAGGTATATGCACCTTCTAGAACTATTTCTAAATTAAAAAGTACTGCAGCAGGCAGAAAGAAATTAGCAGCCGCTAATAAAAAGAAAAGAGAAGCCACTAAAAAAGGTAAACAACATGCTAAACATGGTTTACATAAAGGAAAGAAAAGATGAGTACAATATTACAAGATATGATGGGTATGCTTTCAAGAAAGAAAGTTAAGACACCTAAACTAGATGATTATTTTATTATATCTAGATATGAAACACCCCATGAAAGATTAAAACCAAATCCAAAGGTAGATACAGAATTAATATTAGCAAAAGACCTAGTATCTTTTGTAAACAATAATACTTCTAAACTAGTCACACTAGAACCTTTTAATCTTTTAGCTGGTGCTGGAGGATCTTCTACAATGCCCACTAATTATAACTTAATAGATATATCTTGGGATGGTCTTGGAAGTGGAAACTATATTCTTAATTTACCTCTTGCATCTTCATTACCATATAGAAATATTAGAATTATTACAGATGGTAGTTTAGATAATGGAGCACAAGATAAGATTTTTATTACTCCAGCTCCAGGAGAGACTATAGATGGTGGATCAGATTTTGAGATTTCCAAAAGATATGAAGGTGTATCTATCTGGTCTGATGGTACAGAGTGGATTGTTATACAAGCTAAAGCACATTAATTATGGCAGTTAAGAAAAAAGATAGTAGATTAGCTAAAGCAGGTGTATCAGGATTTAATAAACCTAAACGTACACCTGGGCATCCTAAGAAGTCTCACATTGTTGTAGCTAAGGAGGGTGATAAGATTAAAACTATTCGTTTTGGTGAACAAGGCGCTAGTACAGCTGGTAAACCTAAAGTAGGTGAGTCAGCTAAAATGAAAAAGAAACGAGCATCATTTAAAGCTAGACATGCTAAAAATATAAAAAAAGGCAAAATGTCTGCGGCTTATTGGGCAGATAAAGTAAAGTGGTAACAAATCTAAAAAACCTAGATCAAGAAACGTACCAGATACAAGTAGACCTCAACCACTAAAAAGAAATAAGTGTACTTCAGGAAGTAAAAGAGAGTGCAGAGGAGGTTTAAGAAGTTATCAATTTTAAATTAAACTTTTTTTATTTAAATATTTTTTGTATAGATTTGTAAACAACAAATTTATATTAAAATATTATGAGTAAAAAATTAGATGAAAAAAATCCAAATCTTTCTCCAGAAGAATTAAAGAAACGTAGAGAAGAGATTACAAAATTTTACAAAGATAATTTACCACATCTTAAAATTCAGGCAGAGTATGAAGAGCTTTTAGCTAGTATTGAAAAATCTAGAGCTGAAAGATTACAAGCACAAACATTTATGGCACAGGCTTTTGCTGAAACTCCAGAAGGTCAAGAACCTAATGAAGAAGCTAAAGCATTTATGGAGGCTGTTAAAAACTTTAAAGAAGATTAAAATGAATCTTACTAAACAAAATATTAAGATTCTACAAAAAGCTGTTGGTGCAAAACCAGATGGATTGTATGGACCTAATACTATTGCTAAAGTAAAAGAGTTTCAAAAAGAAAATAACTTAGTTATAACAGGTAATCCAAGTGAACAAACTTGGCAGTTTATATTAGATTTAGAATCTGAATTAGATAGTGATACTTCTAAACAATATTTTATAACAGAGTATAATCAAGTAATTCATAAACATTATTTACCTGAAGGTGAATATATAAATGGGCCTATAAAGAATGAATATGTTTTCTTACATCATACAGCTGGTAGAGATAATCCATATAAATGTATTGATCATTGGGCTAAAGATTCAAGAGGTAGAATAGCCACTGAATTTGTATTAGGAGGTAGGTCACATAATAAGTTTGATCTAAACAAATATGATGGTGTTATGGTTCAAGCATTTCCTGATGGCGGTCAAGGATGGCATCTTGGTAAAACAGGATCTAGACATATGAATAGACATTCAGTTGGTTTAGAATTATGTTCAACCGGTTACTTGGATGAAAATAATAAAACATATTTTGGAAGTTTAGTTAATGATTCTGAAGTATATACATTAGCTGAACCTTTTAGAGGATATTCAAAGTGGCATAATTACTCAGATAAACAAATAGAAGAAACTGAGAAGTGGTTGAAATATATTGCTGATAGAGACAATATTGATATTAGAGAAGGATTGCAAAAATGGATTAAGAAGTATGGTGCTAATAAAGCATTTGATTTTCATGAAGATGCATATTTAGGAAAAGTAAAAGGTTTACTTACTCATACTAATGTAAGAAAAGATAAAACAGATTGTTATCCTCATGCTAAGTTAGTTGAAATGATATTAAGATTATAATTATGGCAACAGTAAATAAAGTAGATATAAAATTAAAAGTTGATATTAATGAAACAATAAAATTTCAAATATTAACATATTGTTTTTTTGAAGGTATACAGTTAAGTATTTCTGATTTAGGTTGTATAGCTGAATTAGCAAAAAATCCTAATACTGAAATAACTAAATTTTGTATACATCTTACTGATAAAAATATATTTAAAAGTCCGCAGTCAGCTAGAAATGCAATAAATAAGATTACTAAGAAGAAACTTATTTTAAAAAAAGGTAAGAACAAAAAAACAATATCAATTAATGATATTATTAATGTTCAAACAGATGGTTATGTATTATTAGATTATAAAATACTAGGTAGTGAATCCCAAGAGTCATAAAATATTTAAAGATGGAATAGCTGAAGAAGTAGGAGTTCATAAACAAGTTGTTGATGACTTTGTAAGTTTTTATTATTCTAAAGTTAGAAGTTCATTGTCTAATCTAGTTTATCCAAGAATATACATAGATAATTTAGGAACATTTTATTTGAGAAATAAAAAATTAGAAAATAAAATTAAAGTATATAAAAGTAAACTTGGTAACCTTACAAAAAGAACATATAATGGATATACTAAAAGTGAATTAATACAAGAAAATATTGACATTATGACTAATGCATATGAACAGCTTTTAGAAGATAAAGATAATAAAAGAAAATTTATAGAGAAGAAATATGGCAAATAGAATAAATAAACTACTAGGAGCTTTTAAAAATGCAGATAAAATACTTGAGGGTATTAAGAATAATACATTTAAAAAAGATCATATTGAAGCAATAGCAACATCAAGACAAAAGATATGTTTTAATTGTAGTTTTTATGATGATATAGGTACACAATGTGCTGTTCCAAAAACACAACCATGTTGTTCAGATTGTGGGTGTAGTTTAGAATTTAAGTTAAGATCATTATCTAGTGAATGTCCTAAAAAATTTTGGAATGCTGTTACTACAGAAGAAGCAGAAGAAATGATAGTAAAACAAATAAATGAACAATAAAAAAATTAAAAATTATGACTGTAACAAAAATAGTAGAAGATCTTTTAAAGTACGAACTAATAACATGTGAAGCTGCAATAGTTTTATTAAAAGCAGAAGCAGAAGCAAGTGCGTTTAAAGACATGACAGGTAAAACTACAGAAAAAAATAAAGTAGAAAAAAATATATCAACATCAAATCTTTATAGTGTAGAAGATTATTATAATTGGTATACAACTTTTACAAATTAAATATAGCAAAATGGCAATAGTATTTAAAGAAGAAGGACATTTGTATGAAAGTGTTGATCAAGATAAAATTGATTGGACAAGTGTCACTTCATTTATAGGAATGTTTAAACCTAAGTTTGACAGAGAAGGACAAGCAAAAAAGTCTTCTAAAAATAAAAAATCAAAGTGGTATGGTATGACTTCAAAGGAAATACTAGCTGCATGGGATAGTGAAACAGAAAGAGCAATTAAGTTGGGTAACTTTTACCATAATCAAAGAGAGGCCGATATGCTTGATTTTAAAACTATTGAAAGACAAGGTGTTCAAGTACCTATTATAAAACCTTTAATAAATGAGGATGGTATAAAAATGGCTCCAGAACAAAAGTTACAAGAAGGAGTATACCCTGAGCATTTAGTATATTTAAAGTCTGTTGGTTTATGCGGTCAAGCAGATGTTGTTGAAGTAGTAAATGGATATATAAATATCAATGACTATAAAACAAATAAAGAAATTAAAGAGAAAGGATTTACTAATTGGGAAGGTATAACTAAAAAAATGTATAAACCTGTTAGCCATTTAGATGATTGCAATTTAAATCATTATAATTTACAATTGAGTATTTATGCGTATATTATTAAAAAGCACAATCCTAAATTAAAGATTGGAAAGTTGACAATTCAACATGTAAAATTTAAACAAATTGGTGAAGATTCAAATGGATATCCAATCAATGAACATGTTAATGGTGAACCTGTATTAGAAGAAATTAAGATATATGATTTACCATATTTAAAGGATGAGGTTAGCAACTTAATCATGTGGTTAAAAGATAATAAATTATGATAGTAAAGTTATTTGATATACAAAATGATAAAGTAGTTCCAACAGAACACTGTTATGCATTACCTTTTTTAAAAATTATAATGGATGAATATCCTGATAATTATTTACAAATTTATCAGTATGTTTTTTACATGACTTGTCCTAATCCTGACATGAATCCATTTTTTAATTTACCTGAGCATGAAAAAGAAGATATTATAATTGAAGAAGTTCAGTTAGAAGAATCTCCTGAAGATGGTAAAATAAGATATGCATTAGATATGTGTAAGAAACTTTATGAAACACCTACCTATAGAGCATATGTAGGTATTAAATCTATGTTAGACAGATTGGCAAAGTATATGGAGGTAACTGCTATTGAACATGGTAGAGATGGTAATATAAACTCTATGGTTAATGCTGCTGCTAAGTTTGAGTCTATTAGACAATCTTATAAAGGAGCATTTAGCGATATGAAACAAGAGCAAGAAAGTCAAGTACGTGGAGGTGCAGGACTAGCTTATGATCAAATATAATATGAATGATAGAAAAGAGGAACGGTAAGATGCAAGACAATCTTCAGAATATAAATCAATTAAGAGAATAAATAATATGAAAGCAATATTAGAATTTAGTTTACCCAACGATAAATGGGAGTTTAAAATGGCAAATGAAAGTGAGGGAATGCATTATGCGATTCGGGATATGGATAGATGGTTAAGGGGTAAGATAAAATATGCACCTGATAGTATGAGTGAAGATACATATAAAACATTTGAACTATGTAGAGAGCAACTACATGAGTTTATTAATGAAAATAACGTAAACTTAGAAGCAGAAGGAGAACATGAACCCTCAGTATTTTGGTAATTAGGAGGGATAATTAATACAACTGAGAAATGAAAAATAAAATAAAAATGAGTCAAAAAGTAATACCAGTAGGAGCAAAACTTCTAATTAGACAAAAAGAAGCTGAGAAATATTTTGCAGGTACAGAGATTATTATTCCTGATACAGCTAGAAAAAAAGAATATAAAGGTATAGTTGTAGGTGTAGGTAAATCTGTTACAGAAATTAATATAGGTGATGTGGTTCAATACAGTGATCATTGTTTACCAACAACAATGATGCATGATAATGAAGAACATTTATTGATTAATGAAGGTGATGTATTTGCAATTATAAAGAATGTATAAATCTATATTGACATATGAAAATGATGAATGGTCTACAACTGATTTTCTAACTTATGATAATTTTAAAGAATTTATATTAGATATATTTAGTGAACCTGGTGAATATGGGTTTACAAATATGTCTCATGAATTTAACAAACAAGCTAGAATTTTTAATAATCAAGGTTTTTATTGTAATAAACCTTTTAGATCAAAAGATTTTAAAACATATTGGGAGACAGAAAAAGATAAATGCCGTAACGGAGTTATTTATAAAGATGACGGTAAGGTTTGGTATTTAACTAGAGACTATTATATGTGGTTAAACTTCTTACCAATCTATGATAAAGAAGAAAAGAAGTATGGTTTTGCTAAAGTTAGAGATGCTCAATATCATATGGCGTTATATGAACTATTAGCAGAACTGCATTATAAACACTCTGCAATATTAAAGAAACGTCAGATTGCTTCTTCTTACTTCCATATGGGTAAGATAATTAATACGTACTGGTTTGAAGAAGGTAGTACGTGTAAGATTGGAGCATCTCTTAAAGATTACATTAATGACAAAGGATCTTGGAAATTTTTAGATGAGTATAAAACATTTTTAAATGAGCACACTGCTTGGTACAGACCAAGTAATCCAGAAAAAGTATTACTATGGCAACAGCAGATTGAAGTTAAAATAGGTAATAGAAAAACATCAAGGGGACTTAAATCTAAAATACAAGGTGCTTCTTTTGAAAAGAATGCAACAACAGGTGTGGGTGGTCCAACAACTTATTTCTTTCATGAGGAAGCTGGGATTGCTCCTAAAATGATGCAAACATATGAGTATTTACGTCCTGCAATGTCTTCAGGTATGATTACTACAGGTATGTTTATTGCTGCTGGTTCTGTGGGAGATTTAGATCAATGCAATCCATTAAAGGAAATGATATTAAATCCAGAAGCAAATGATATATATGGTGTAGAAACTAATTTATTAGACGCAGAAGGCGCTATAGGTATTGCAGGTTTATTTATTCCAGAACAATGGTCTATGCCTCCATATATTGATGAGTACGGAAATTCATTAGTTAAAGAAGCATTAGATTCTATTTTAACAGAAAGAAAAGAATGGAAATCTAAATTAGATGGTGAACAATATCAGTTACGTATTTCACAAAAACCAACAAATATTAAGGAAGCTTTTGCATATAGAAAAGAATCTATATTTCCACAAAGTATATTATCAATACAAGAAAAGAAAATTACTGATAAAGAATACCCATATGAGTTGTTAGAATTAGAAAGAAATCAAACAGGTATTGTAGCTAAAAGAACTTCTAAGTTACCAATATCAAAATTTCCAGTAGATAAAAAGATGCAAGATAAAACTGGAGCTATTACAGTTTGGGAAAGACCAACACCTAATGCTGATTTTGGTGCATACTATGGATCTATTGACCCTGTTGGTGAAGGTAAAACAACAACATCAGATTCATTGTGTAGTATTTTTATTTATAAGAATGCTGTTGAAGTAACAAGAATTAATAAAGCTGGAGATACAGAACAGTTTATTGAAAAAGATAAATTAGTGGCATCGTGGTGTGGACGTTTTGATGATATTAATAAAACACATGAACGTTTAGAACTTTTGATTGAGTGGTATAATGCATGGACATTAGTTGAGAATAATATTAGTTTGTTTATTCAATATATGATAGGCCGTAAAAAGCAAAAGTATTTAGTTCCTAAAAATCAAATTATATTTTTAAAGGATATCGGAAGTAATAGAAGTGTATATCAAGAATATGGTTGGAAGAATACAGGAACATTATTTAAGACACATCTTATATCATATGCAATTGAGTTTATAAGAGAGTCCATATATGAAGACACAGATGAAAACGGCAAAGTTATAAATACTATATTGGGAGTGGAAAGAATACCAGACCCTATGTTAATTAAAGAAATGTTGGCATATTATCCTGGTCTTAATGTGGATAGACTTGTTGCATTTTCTGCTTTAGTGGCTTTTGTAAAAGTTCAACAAGCAAATAGAGGCTATGCAAAAAGACGTGAATCAGAGCAAAAATCTTTGGATAATACAGAAAATTTGTATAAATTAAAGTATAGTCCCTTTAAAAATATTGGACGTAGTAGATCTAGCAATAGCTCAAAGATAAAAAGATCAGGTTTTAAAAACTTTAGATAAGTAAAAGATAATAAACTAAGAATGAAAGTACTTAATGCAATGCAGCTTAAAAATGGTGCTAAATCTACAGAAGGACCTACCTTTTCTAATTTAACACAACCTGTTCAGTTTTTACCATATAAGCAAAAAAATGAAGAGTGGGCTGCTTGGAATTTAGACTGGTTAGAATTACAAGGTATAGAGTTTTTAAAAATTAATGCAAGAAGATTATTAAAGAACTATAAACTTGCTAAAGGTATAATAGATAAATCTGATTATATTGTAGAACCTGATAATGACTACAAGGATCTAATGGATGTTCTAACAAAAGAAGAAGATTCTGCATTAGAACTTAAATTTTATCCTATTATTCCTAATGTTATAAATGTATTATCTGGAGAGTTTTCTAAGAGATATAACAAAGTTCAATTTAGAGCTGTTGATGATACTTCTTATAATGAGATGCTTGAGTTTAAAAAAGCTGAAGTTGAATCTGCATTACTTGCTGATGCAGAAAAACAACTATTAACAAAAATGATTCAGATGGGAGTTGATCCTAACTCAGAACAATTTGCTCAACAGTTATCTCCAGAAAATATTAAAACATTACCTCAAATAGAAGATTATTTTAGTAAGTCATATAGAAGTTCAATTGAAGAATGGGCTTCTCATCAATATGCTGTTGATGAAGAAAAGTTTGGGATGCTTGAGTTAGAGGAAAGAGCTTTCCGTGATATGCTTATTACTGATAGAGAGTTTTGGCATTTTAGAATGATGGAAGATGATTATGACGTAGAGTTGTGGAATCCTGTACTAACATTTTATGAAAAGTCTCCAGATCAGAGATATATATCTGATTCTAATTATGTAGGTAAAATAGATTTAATGACTGTATCTGATGTTATAGATAGATATGGATATTTAATGAATGAGAAACAATTAGAATCATTACAAAGAATATATCCTGCAAGATCAGCACAATATACAGTTAATGGGTATCAAAATGATGGTTCATATTATGATCCAACTAGATCTCATTCATGGAATACTGATAGCCCTTCATTAGGGTATAGACAATATACTAGTAATTATTTTAATGATAGAAGTGTTGGCGGTGATATTATAAATCAAATATTAGATCAAAGTGAAGATTTAGCACAGTATGGTGATAGTAACTTAATGAGGGTCACAACTATATACTGGAAGACTCAAAGAAAGATAGGTCATTTAATAAGAGTTTTAGAAGATGGTGAAATTATTCAAGACATTGTTGATGAAACTTATAAGATAACAGAGAAAGGTGTATATGATACATCCATATATAAACAAAAGACTAAAGAAAACTTATTATATGGAGAGCATATAGATTGGATTTGGATTAATGAAGTATGGGGTGGTGTTAAACTTGGACCAAATATTCCAACATCATGGAGATCTAGTATAAGCGAAGACTCCGCACCAATATATTTAGGTATTAATAGAAAGACTCCTGGAAGAATGCCTTTCCAATTTAAAGGTAATAAGTCATTATACGGTTGTAAGTTACCTGTAGAAGGAAGAGTATTTTCAGATAGAAATACAAGATCAACATCATTAGTTGATTTAATGAAAGCATACCAAGTTGGATACAACATGGTTAATAATCAAATAGCTGATATTTTAGTGGATGAGCTTGGTACTGTGATTATGTTTGATCAAAATGCTTTACCTAGACATTCAATGGGTGAAGATTGGGGTAAAAATAATTATTCTAAAGCATGGGTTGCAATGAAAGATTTTCAGATGTTACCTTTAGATACTTCTATTACTAATACAGAAAATGCTACTAATTTCAATCACTATCAAACTCTTAACATGGAGCAGACAAGTAGATTGATGTCTAGAATTCAATTAGCTAATTATTTTAAACAACAATGTTTTGATGCTATTGGTATTAATCCTCAACGTTTAGGAGGTGCAGTATCTGCTGAAACTGCTACAGGTGTTGTTAATGCTATGCAACAATCATATGCACAAACAGAAATATACTTTACACAGCATTCAGATCATTTAATGCCAAGAGTTCATCAAATGAGAACAGACTTAGCTCAATATTATCAAAGTACAAATCCTAGTATAAGATTAAACTATATAACTACAGAAGCAGAAAAAGTAAATTTTGTTATAAATGGTACTGATCTTTTATTAAGAGACTTTAATGTATTTGTAACATCTAAAACAAATCATAGAGCTGTATTAGAACAGTTGAAGCAAATGGCATTAACTAATAATACTACTGGTGCATCTATATATGAATTAGGTAACATTATTAAATCTGATAATATTGCAGAAGTAAGTGATATTCTTAAAGATGCTGAACAAAAGATGATTCAGCAAAGAACTCAAGATATGCAGCAACAACGTGAGATGCAAGAAGCTCAACTTCAACAACAAGCTGAAGAAGCAAGAATGAAACTTGAAGTTGAACAAAGAGATGCAGAACTTGAACGTCAGAAAGATATAACAATTGCAGAAATAAGATCTGCAGGATATGCAGCACAATCCGATATCAATCAAAATCAAATTAGTGATTATAGAGAGTCAATGAAAGATATTCAAGAATCTACTAGATATAGAGAACAAATGAATATTAAACGTGATGAGATGGCTACTAGAAATACAGTAGAACGTTCTAAAGCAGATGTTCAGAAACAAAAAATTGCTGCTGATCTACAGATTGCAAATACAAATCTTGAGATAGCTAGAGAAAATAAAAATAAATATGATGTCAAATCTTCTAAAGATAAAAAATCATAGTTAGCTATATAGTGCAAAAAACATTAATTTTTTTAAAATTATTTAAGTTTATATAATAAAGAATTATTATATTATATATACATAGAAACCAATAATAATTAAAACCAACAAGTATTATGAGTGAAAAAACAAATATTGTGGAAAGTAACGTAGAAGTATTAGATATTAATATTGATGAAATTTTCAGCGGAGCCCCTGCTGGAGGTGATATTATATCTGCCACAGAAGAAAAACCAAAAACTAACAACATCCTTAAAGGAAGAGAAGAAGTAGATTTTTCTTTTACTGAACCTGAAAGTGATGTTAATGATTTAAATGAAATTGTATCTGAAGATTCTAAAGAAGAAGTTGAATCAAAAGAAGATACATTAGAAGAAGTAAATAATATTATTGATTCAATAGATGATGAAGATACAGAAGAAGAAATAAAACAGAAAAAAGGTAGAAAACCTATTTCTGGAATATCCGATGTATTTTCTAAACTTATTAAAGATGAAAAGATTGTTCCTTTTGATGATGAAAAATCATTAGAAGAATACTCAGCTAAAGATTGGGAAGAATTAATTGAGGCCAACTTAGAAGAAAAGGCAAATCAAGTTAGAAGAGAAACTCCAAAACAATTTTTTGAAAGTTTACCTGAAGAATTACAAGTAGCTGCAAGATATGTTGCAGATGGCGGTCAAGATTTAAAAGGTTTATTTTCAACTTTAGCTTATGTTGAAGAGTCTAAACAATTAGATATATCTAAAGAATCTGATCAGGAAAGAATTATTTCAGAATATCTTAGTGCAACAGGATATGGTACATCTGAAGAGATTCAAGAAGAAATTGAAATTTGGAAAGATTTAGGTAAGTTAGAAGCACAAGCATCTAAGTTTAAACCTAAATTAGATAAGATGCAAGAAAAAATTATTGCTCAAAAACTTGAAGAGCAAGAAATGAAAAAGAAACAGCAAGAGCAAGCATCGGCTCATTATATGCAAAATGTATATGATACATTAAAAGATGGTACAATAAATGATATTAAAATAGATAAAAAGACTCAAGCTATGCTATATAATGGATTAGTACAACCAGCATATCCATCAGTTAGTGGTAAAAATACAAATCTATTAGGTCATTTATTAGAAAAGTATCAATTTGTTGAACCTAATTATTCTTTAATATCAGAAGCATTATGGTTATTACAAGACCCAAAAGGATACAAAGAAAAAATAATGTCTAAAGGAGCTCAACAGAATATTGAGCAAACTGTAAGAAAATTAAAGACTGAACAATCTAACCGTACATCTAATTCACTTGGTACAAAAGAAACTGAGCCAGTTAGAAAAAGTAAACCGGGTAAAAAACTTCAGAGAACCAACAACATATTTAAACGGATTTAATCAATCAAAATGTATAATAAATTAAAATTAAAAATTAAAAATTAAAAATTATGGCAACTCCAGTATTAAACAATGGGATTTTCCTAAGAGACACTAGCTATAGTGCAAGTTCTCACGTTGATTCTTATCACTTAACTCAGATGCTTGGTTCAGCAGAACCAATGGATATGGGACCAGTAGATTTATGGGCAATGACACAAAAAGTTGAAATGCCTCTTTATCAAATGGCTTCATTTGGTGGGAAGAATACAATTTTAGTAGACAATGCACGTGGTGAGTACAAATGGCAAACCCCAATCGCACAAGATCTTCCATATATTGTGGCAGACATGGATCCAGGAAATACTTCAAAAGGTATTGATGGAACAACATTTAAAATTAAAATTTCTAAGAGAACATTTGGACATGGTGATATTATCACTTATGACAAGTACAATGGTGTAGAACTTTACATTACAGCTGAGGATATTATTCCAGCAGGTGACGGATATGTTTACACAGTTCAATTGGTAAACAACAATAACACAGCAACTTTAGACAATGCTTACTTAGCTTCTGGAACTAAATTCTTTAGAAAAGGTTCTGCACGTGGTGAGTATGGTGAAAGATTTTCTGACATTGAAACAGGATCTGGATTTCGTGAATTCTACAACTTTGTAGGAGGAGCTGAAGCACATGTACATTATTCTATTTCTAGCCGTGCTGATCTTATGATCAAAGGTGGTTTGAATGCAGATGGTACTGTTCCAGTAACTGAGATTTGGAGAAACTTTGATAAAGATTCTAATAATCCATCAGTAGCTTCTATTGAAGGATTGGTTGCTACTATGGGTAAAGCAGGAGCAAGAGAGGCATTTGAAAATGGTACTCTTACTAAAACTTTCATTACTAATATGGAAGCTGCCCACCTTTCTAAAATTGCTACTGATATTGAAACTTACCTAATGTGGGGTAAGGGAGGTAGAATTAAGCAAGATGGTCCAGATGACGTTAGATTATCTGTAGGACTTTGGTCTCAGTTGGATAACTCTTTCAAGAGAGTATACAACAAATCTTCTTTTACTCTTGATATGTTCAAATCTGAACTTTACAATTTCTATCAAGGAAAAGTTGAATTTAAAGGTCCAGATCCACAAAGATCACTTGTTGTTCAAACTGGTATTGGTGGTATGCAATTAATCAACAAAGCTATTGCTGATGAAGTATATGGTTCTGGATTAGTTCAAAATGCTTCTGACATTGGTGCAGTAACAGGAAAAGGTATGGATCTTGATTTTGGTTTTGCTTACACAAGCTTTACTATTCCTTTCCTTGCTAATGTTAAGTTTGTTCTTAATCCTGCATTTGATAATTTAAATACTAATGACATAGAGAATCCATTAATTGATGGTCGTCCTTTAAGTTCTTATAGCTTTATTATCTTTGATGTTACAGATGAAGGAAATGACAACATTCACTTGTTGAAACTTTCTTGGGATAATCAACTTAAGTGGTTCTACCAAAATGGTACTATGGACTACATGGGAAGAACTCAAGGATTCCAATCAACCGGTAACTTTAATGGTTACAGAGTTATGATGTCGCAGACTATGCCTGCAATTTGGGTTAAAGATCCAACTAAAGTTCTTAAGATTGTAATGAGAAATCCAGTAACTGGAGGCTCATTCTAAGAATAATAATTTAAAGGGAGGCGGTTAAAACTTCCTCCCTTTTTTTTTAACCTTTTAAAAATATTATAATATGGCACAATTAAAAAAAGTAACTCAAAAATTTCAAGATCCTTTATATGAAGATAAAACAAATGTTACAGGTTTGGCTAGACTTCTTCATGTAAATGCTGTTATTAATTGGGTGAGAGAAGCTGCAGATTTAGAATATGCTGATGATGCTGCTGCAAAAGCTGCAGGATTAGTTAAAGGAGATTTATATCATACAGCTGGGGTATTAAAAATAGTTATCTAATTTAAATAACCATAGTCAAGATAATCTTGGCTATAGAAATATTAATATTAATAAAGTGCATATATATGCACATTTGAATTAACAATAATTATTAAATATTTAAACAAACCAATTTATTATGACAGATTACACAATTGTAGAAAAGTATCAGCAATCAAAAAATCAAAGTATTGCAATACGTCCATTTTTCAATCCTAATACTGAAAATATGGGATTAGAGCAGTATGGATTATCACTCCACGATGGAGTATTTCATGAAGAGTCTTTAGCATGTTTAGAAATGAACGGTGTTAAAAGATATGTTACAGGATTAAATGAATTTGCTCCGGAAGTTAAAAAACTAGCTCCTGAAGAAAGAAAAACAAAAATTAAAGAAATTAGAAAAGTTGTTGCACAACTGGAAGCAGAATTAGCAGCTAATGTAGTTGATCCTGAAGATAAAGATTTTTGGAATAAACTTACAGTAATGAGACCTGATAATTCTGCATTTTGGGATAAAATTAGTTTAAGATGTGGAAATGATCCAGTATTTTTAGACCCACAAACAGATCCGTATGATTTAATAAAATTATACGCAATTAATGCAGGTGGATTTTCTATAGTAGCTAAATCATTAAAAGAAGCTAAAAATTCAAATAATTCTCCTAAATTTTATTTAGATAGTATGCAAGAAACATTAACTACTAGAACTGAAATTAGTAAGTTAAGAAATAAAGCATTATCATCTTTACAAAATTTATATGATACAAATACAAATAAGTTAATGTATGTAGCTAAAATATGTGATGCAAATAGCGCTCAGTATGTTAAGAGTACACCTAATGATGTACTGTATGAAAATATGGATGAATACATTAATGGTAATGGTGCTGAGTCATCTAAGAAAAGAGCAGCTTCACAATTTTCAGATGTTGCCGCATTAGATATGGAAGAATTAAAAATAAGAGCTTTAATTAAAGATAGTTTATATTATAGATTTATTACTACTAAAGCAGGGGGATGGATTGAACCTATTGATAGTGGTATTAGATTAGGAAAAACTCCTTCTGAATGTTTAGAATTTTTAAAGAATCCTGAGAATGATGAAAGTTTAACATCTTTATTAAATAAGATAGAACCATACTGGAACTCATAAATTTTTAGGAAATGAATAATAACACTCTCCAAATTAAATTAAAACAAAGGCTTAATAAACTTGATAGTCAAGATTATGATAACATAGAATGTTGGCAATTTGTAGAAGCTTTTAATAAAGCTCAATTAGAATGGTGTAGAAGAAATCTACATGGTAATAATTTATATAAGGAGGGTGATGAATTATCTAAAAGAAGAATAGATGATTTACAACCTTTATTGATTGAACTATCTTTAACAGGTACAATAAACGATAAATATTTTGAAACTGATAACTTTCCAGTAGATCAATATTTAGAATATAAAAGAGTTACAACTGACGCAACTAGTGAATGTTGTCCAGATCCGCGTTCAATGACTGTTTATTTAGCAGAAGAAGCTAATGTTTCTTTATTACTTAGAGATCCATTAAAGAATCCTGATTTTGAATGGGGTGAAACATTTTGTACTATGATAGGTAATAAAATTAGAATCTATAAAAATTCTGATTTTAATATTGTTAATCCAGTATTAACATATTATAGAAAACCACAATTTATTCAAATTCTAGGATGTACTGATCCTTATACAGGACAAGTAAGTACTGTAGATGTTCCTTGTGAATTTAAAGATGATTTAGTAGAATTATTATTAGATGATACTGCAGCTTTAATAGCAGGAGATATTGAAAACATATATCAACAACAAAGAGGGCAAGCTTCTGCAGACCGAAATAATTAATTATGGATTATTCAAGAAATTTAAAAAAGAAAGGAAAAACATTAAGTAGATCATCTTCTGTTAAAGAATCAATGATGGAAAGATCAACAGATATGAAAATGGTAGATGCAATGACTGCAAGTTTAGTTGTTGAAGTTATGAATGCTGCTACAAGTTTTCACAAGTTACATTTGCAAGTTACAGGTGATGGTTCATATGCACAACATAAAGCATTGAATGAAATTTATGATAAGCTTCCTGATTTAGCAGATGAGATTGCAGAAGGATATCAAGGTGCTTGTGAGTTAATTTTAAATTATCCTGAGAAAGCTCCTGTTACATTATCTGGTATAGATGGTGCTATTGAATATTTAAGAATGATGAAAGTTCAAATAGATGAATTACAAGCTGTTATGCCACATTCTGAGATAGTAAATAATTTAGATATCATTAAAGATGCTGTTAATTCAGCAAAATATAAATTAATCTTTCTTTTTTAAAAAAAAAATCATTATATTATATATGTACAATAAGTACAAAAACAATTATATATATTTATTAAACTTTAAAATTAAAAATTATGGCTTTATTTAATTCAGCATTTTGTAAGACTTTTGTTGTTAGTTCTGTAGAAAATGCAGGTAGTGTTGCTACTTCAGCTTTAACAGCAGGACAAGCAGGTCTTGTTAGCGATGCAAACTGGCAAACAATTGCAACTGGTGCAGTTTTGCCCACAAATGATCTTGTATATTTTGTACAAGGTAGTTTTTATGGTTCAGATTCTATTGGAAGTAACCCCGGACATGGTGGATACCAAGAGTCTGTAAAATCTAAAGGAATCAATCCTAAATTTATTAACAGATTAGTTAAACAAGATGGTGTAGCTGCTGTTCAATCAATTGCTACTCTTTCTGTTGCATCTAATTGTGTTCCATGCGGAACATCTCTTTATGTAAGAATGGATGTTAAAGGAACTCCAGCATTACGTTTTTTAAATCACAATGCTTATGCAATTGGTGATTCAGCTAATGTATGTTGTGTAGACGGTCAAACTTACATTGATCCAGCTGTTGCTCTAGCAACTGCTTCTAAAATGTTATTGGCTGATCCTTTGATTTCTCCTTTTGTAGCAGAGAGATCTGGTGGAGCAATGGATGTTACTGTTGCTGGTGTTACTACTCAGTACACTATTGCAGAAGTTCTTGATGGTACTTATACACCTTCAACTGATCCTATTACAGATCAAGTAAGTGCAGAAGCAAACTTTATTGGAGCTTATGTAGATACTAAATTTGGAGATTGTTCATTTGATACTAGAGATTTTTATGGTAAAGATCCTGTAACAATTATCCCAAGTTTACTTGATGAAACTGGTGATCCTTGTAATGATTGTGGTGTTGCTACATCTGTTACTGGAAAATCTGCTCAAGTATTAGGAGAAACAGTACTTAGAGAGTTATTATTATCTGAAAACTACAGACAGTCTCCTTATAACCAAGGTAATGCTGATTCTGCACGTATTCGTGAGATTGAAATGTCTGATGATTTACTTGCTGCTGTAGATAGAACTGGTACTTATGTTGAATACATAATTCAACACGTAGTACCTAGATACAATAATCCATCTGGAGTATTTGATAATGATCAGTATATATACAAGATTTATGTAGATTCTACTGATACTACTACTTTAGGAAGAATGGATCTTCTTATGGCAGATTTAGTAACTGCTAGTAACGTTGCATTAGAAACAATTACTGTATAATAATTAATTAGAAGTAAAACTCTAAAACAATATCTAGAGCAAGGGGGTGTAAACTCTCTTGCTCTTTTTATTTTATATTAATTAATATTTTTGTATATTATATATATATTCCTACAATTAAAAAATTATCATGGCTACAAAACATATATTAAGTTTAGAAACACCAACCGTTTCAAATTGCGGTTTATTATGTATTAAAGACACAAGCCAATATTCAACAGAATTAGCAGTAGATTGTCCAGAGTTATTGATTACATTACCTGGATTTAGAAGCACAACATTAATAAAAGTAGATAGTGGATTTGATATGTGTTTGACAGCATGTGCATTATTTATTCAAAAAGAAGATTGCGGAACTATTCAATCTAATTTACCTGATGGTACATATGTTATTAAATATAGTGTTTCTCCAAATGATAAAGTATTTGTAGAATATAATCATTTAAGAGTAACACAACTAATGACAACATACTATGAAGTATTATGTGATTTAGATGTACAACCAATGATTCCTGATTCAGAAAAATCTGATTTATTAAAAGAAATGGATTTTATAAGAACTTTAATTGATGCTGCCGTGGCTAATGTAGAATATTGTAATGCGCCTGATAAAGGAATGAGATTATATAATTATGCAAAACAAAGATTGAATAAGATTATATGTCCTTCTGGAAATTGTGGAAATAATAAATATAAAGTATAAAAAATTTTAAAACCAATAAAATTATGAATTGTAAACATTGTAATAAACCTTTTACTTGCGGATGTCAAAAAACAAATGTTAACGGCATTACTGTACATAAAACATGTAAAACAGAATGGGAAGCAAAACAAAAAAATTTACAAAATACATCAACATCTTGACATAAATTAAATTATGGATAAAGCACTAAAAAAAGATATAGATATTCAACAAAAATTTGCTAATGCAATAAATGGAGTATATCGTGAGCAAAAACTTGGGATTACTCAATGTTGTTTTAGTAATTTAGTTAATGTAACAATAGATAAATATTTATGTGATTGGAAAAATAGTGCTACCAACAAAACTGTTATTTATAGTAATATACCAGGAGTCTTTATTGAACCACTTGTATCGGTTAATGAAGAAGCAAGTTTATTATGTCCAGAAACACCAACAAATGTTTGTACCATTATTGATTTAGAATTATTATTAAAATCTGAAGGTACATTTATATTTACTCAAGCAACTCCATTAATAGTTTGGACAATTACACATAATTTAGGTAAATTTCCATCTGTAACAGTTGTGGATAATAACAATCAAGTTGTTGTTGGGGATATAAATTATATTAATACAAATGTATTATCAATAACTTTTGACGAACCTTTTGCAGGGTTTGCATATTTAAATTAAGACTATGGCAATAAGATATATAAATGACTTAAATTTATCTAACAGTAAATTACAAAATGCTGTTATAGATCCGCTTTCTAGTGCACCATCAGGTGCTTTAGAAGGGCAAATTTACTATGATACAAACACTGACAAACTGCAGTTGTATACAGGTTCTGGATGGGTACCTATTCAGTCAGGAAATGAACTTAATACTACTTATACATTTAATGTTCCTACATTAACTACAACATTAAGATTAACCGGAAGTGATGCAACAACTAATGATGTAGCAATTACTGGATCTGGCACAACAACAGTAACAAGAACAAGTGCTACAGAGCTAACAATAAGTTCTGCAGATCAATATACAGGTACTGTAACAAGTATAATACCTGCTGCAGATAATGGATCGGGTTCTGCAATTACAGCAAGCGGTACAATATCAATATTAGGCGGAACTAATGTAACTACAAGTATAACAGGTACAACAGTAACAATTGACTCTACAGATCAATTTGTTGGAACAGTTACAAATGTTGCAACTGGAGCAGGATTAACAGGAGGGCCAATTACTACTACTGGCACAATATCACCTAATTATTCTGGTTCTTCAAATATTATATTATCATCTGGTGCATTAGTAACTCCTATAGGTGGTGATACATTAATTGTCAGTTCTGCATCAACAGGTAATGTTCATAAAGCATTAATTAATACTTTATCTTTAAGTAGTCTTGCATCTCCAATAGCTGATTTATCAGTTAATAATTATAAAATTACTAATTTAGTTGATCCAACTGCAACCCAAGATGCGGCAACAAAGAACTATGTAGATACAACATTTGCTGGTTCAGGTGCTTTAATTTACCAAGGTGGCTATAATGCATCAACAAATAGTCCTGATTTAACAACAAGTCCAAATAGTATAAAGAAAGGATGGACTTATACAGTAACGGTAGATGGTACATTTTTTACTGAACAAGTTAGAGTTGGTGATGTAGTAATTGCAAATTCAGATAATCCATCTGCATTATCTGATTGGACTACAGTTCAAAGTAATATTGATTTAGCATCTACAACAACAGTTGGTATTGCTTCATTTAGTTCGGATAATTTTGCAGTTAGTGCAGCAGGTGAAGTAACTATTAAAAATGGTGGTGTTGAGTTAGGTGTTGAAACTACAGGTTCTTATAACCCTACTGTTGGTACTGATACAGATATAGATGTAGGTAATAATACAACAAGTGGTATTGATATAATTAATACAATTTCATTAACAGATGGTGTAATTACTTCATTTACAACTGAAACAGCGCAAAGTGCTAGTGAAACAAATCCTGGTGTAATTTTAATTGCAAGTAATGCAGAAGCAACAGCAGGATCAAATACAACTAAAGCTGTAAATCCATTTCAGTTAATTAGTAACATAGATTCTGGTCATACATCTAGAGGATATGCAACTACCATAACTGCTAGTGGAACAGTTACACATAATTTTAATACATTTGATGTTATGGTTGAATTATATGATACAGTTATCAATGATACTGTTTATGCAGAAGTTGTAAGAACAGGTAATAATACAATAAGTGTTACATTTGGAGCAACTCCAGCAAATCCTATAAGAGTATTAGTAACTTCTGTGGGAATATAATAAAAAAATAAATGGCAATTAGATTTTTTAATAATCAAGATGTATTTGGTGATGCTACTATTGAAGGTATACTACAAGTAGGACCTGTAGGTAGCGGTTTAAAAGTAGATAACTCTAGCAATGATTATAATGTTGGTATTGGGACTGCTAGTCCTGCATCACCTTTACATATAAAGGTTTCAGGTTCAGGAGGTTCTAATATATTTTCATTAGAGAATGACTCTAATAAATATGATTTTAGACTTAATGGATCTACTCTTCTTATTAGAGACGGGTCTAATGATAGGGTCTCAGTTACCTCAGCAGGCAACGTAGGTATTGGTACAACAAGTCCAACTCAAAAGCTAGACATAGTCGGTAAAATGAAAATTAGTGACGATATCATTTTAGCTCAAACTAATGGTAGAATTGACTATGACAATGGCGTCTCTTCAGGAGCATTAAGGTTTTTCTCAACCTCAGGCAATGCTGAACGTATGCGCATCACCTCAGCAGGCAACGTAGGTATAGGAACGACTAATCCTTCTCAAAAGCTACATATAAGCGGAAATTTATTATTAGAAAACAATAATGAAATAAGACAAAAAGACTCAGGAGGAACTCAAAGAACTATTATAGAGTTAGATTCCTCCGATGATTTAAACATTGGTGGTAGTTACGCAGGAGCATTAAAGTTTATTGGCGGTGGGTCTTACGCTGAAGTAATGCGTATCCACGATAACGCCAACGTCGGGATCGGGACTACTAATCCTAGTGCTAAACTACACGTAAAAGGATCCGGTTCAACATCTGCAACAACAGCACTACTTGTAGAGGATAGTTCCGGTTCAGACCTATTAGAAGTAAACGATCAAGGTAACGTTTCTATTCCAAACGGAAGTTTAAGTCTTAACGGAGCTACTAATGTAGAAACTTTCAATATATTAGGGAACATGTTTTTTGATGGAAGCGGTACAATTTCTGCAGGAGGGGTTGGAGATAACCTAATACTTCAAGCTCAATCAGCAAACATAGCGATCGGCTACCCTGGAGCAGCAGATATCACGATGACCGGAGGAGTAACCGGATCATTTAGTGGTTCGTTCCAAGGAGATGGTAGTA